TGGGGTGAAAAGCCTTCCGGCAGCAGGTAGCCGCCGTATGGATCGGCAAAGGTTGACTGTTCATCGGAGCCAACCGCCGCCATGATTTCGCCCTTGCTGGAGCGGAACTGCATGGAGAGCGCGGCGTTCTGTTCGGAGGTGTTCTTGCTCGCGCGGTTCGTGTCGCGGTTCAACACGGCTGCGAGGAAACTCTGCGGCGTCTTGAAGCCCTTCTTCGGGTCTTCCTCGAAGCGGTGCTTCACCTGAGAAATCGGCGTCTCGTTGATGGTCGAGGTCTGCGATTCAGGCTGGAACGCCTGAGTGACGCGGGCATTCGGCTTGCTCAGATCGGCAACGAGCGTGTTAACCTCGTCCTGCGCAGCGATGCGCACGCCGATTTCTTTGGCTTCAGCAGCCCACTTACCGGCCTCGGCAATCTGCTCCGGGGTCGCGGTGTCCAAAGCGTAAACCGCCTGCGCGTCCTTCAAGAGTTTGGCGCGTTTTTCCTTGAGGCTCATGGGGTGCGTCCTTTCGGTGGAAAACAAAAAAGGCGCTAACCGCCCGCGTGGGCTGTTGCGCCTTGTCTCTGCAATGCGAATCTAAGTTGTACTTCGTGTTGCTGGGATTCTCGGCGTCTCTGCGCCGCTCAATCCGTCTGTCTGTGAAGTCTTTACCCGAAAGGTTTATTCAATGCAAATAAAAAGTAGCACGATTTTTAATTTTTGTGTTACACCGCAAATCCTTCGCTTAAAGCCTCAACCACCCTTGCCCGGTCCAGCGCTTCCTTGCATTCCTTGCATATCCGGTTGAAGCGGCTGAGTGAATTGAACCCGTGATTGCACCGCAGACAACTACGGCGCGCGGCTTGGAACTTGGGTTCAATCCGCTTGTAATGATGCCCACGGCGCGCGGCCACGGCCCTAGCCCCGTTCCTCTGGCAATGCGTCATCCGGCAAAACCTGAAGCTCAATCTGCATCGTCGTTAAGGATTGAAGCCTGCTAGAGACGGTGCACGAGATAACGCCTGCGATGTCCTCGCCAGTCTCTGCATCAACCGGCACAATATCTTGCCCGTCTTTGATACAGTGTGATTCCTTGCGCCTAAACGTTATGCGTTTCATTCCGCCTCCTGTATCCCCGGCTGTATCCAAACCCTTAACGAATTGTCACCGCTTAAAACGAGAAGCGCGTCCGCGTTCGCTGCCGGTATATAAGCCAACATGGGCGAGCAATTGGTATAGATAACGCCATGCTCAAACCGTTTACAGTTCTCGGTTGCGGCGCGCGTGCCATTGAAAACGGCGCGGCATTGGTCGAAAATGCCCCGAATCATTCCGCCTCCTGAATCCGAATCGCCAGCCCTAGCCGCTCGTGCTCGGCGCGCATCTTTTTCTTGTTACGAATCTTCTCCGTGTAGCTGCCAACAACATCGTCAAGGCTTTGCACGGCATCAATCAGCCCGGCCTTCTTCGCATCCGCCGCCATCATCATGCGGCCATCGGCAACGGCGCGCACGCCCTTCATTGGCATCTTTCTGCCCATGGCCACGGCTTCGAGGAAGAATTCGTTTTGGGCGTTCACGAGCTGCTGGATTTCCTCAATGGCTTCTGGTGTCAACTCGGAGCCGCCCGCGCCCGCGCCCTTCAACCCGCCAGAACTAATGACGTGCACCTTGATGCCTTCCATTTCCATTTTCTTGGACGTGTCTTTGAGCACGGCAAAGGTGCCGATGCTGCCAATCATCGCCATCGGGTTAGCCGTCACCCGCCGCGCACCCGCCGCAATCCAGTACGCCGCCGATGCGCCTAAGTCGTCGATGTGGGCATAGACTGGCTTCTTGCCATCAGCCGCGCGAATGTCGTTGTAAAGCTCTTGCGTACCCGCGGCGGTGCCGCCGGGGCTATCGATGTGCAACAGAATTGAATTTACCTTGGGATCCTCAACAGCCGCGCGGATGGCTTGACGAGTGGCAATGCTGGACGCGCCACCGAATTTAGATGCGGCTTTCATAATCGGGCCGTCGAGGAAAACGACGGCGATGCCGTCAGCGGTGGTCGCATACATGAGGCCGGTGCCGCTCACTTTCGCCGGACCAACCTCTTGCGCCGCTACGGTAATGCCGGTCTGCTCGCACGTAATGCTGGACATTAAAGAGTTTTCGCCGATAGCAATCTGCCTTTGTGTTGGCGCTTGCCACAGCCCAGCCTTCACGGCTTCAACGGCGCTCGTCAGCCATTCGGTTTGAATCGCCCACGGGCCTAAATGGCTTTGGAAGCATTGCGGGTTATGCGGCGACTGCATTGTCGTCTTCTCCAAGAAGTTTATTTACAATGACGATGGGCTGCTCCATCTCCCATGTTTTTAAGCTGGCTTCGAGCGCGTCGATTCCACAACCGTATTGCCATGTAGCCAGTGTAAAAATATTCAGCAGGAACTTTGATGCGGCGGTACGCAAGCGCTCGTCAGTGATGCCGATAAGGTTCACCGCCGCGAACTGCTCGACGAAATAAGTTCCCTGCTCTGCGTGGAACTTCCCTACGTCTTCTGCGAAAGCGCCGAAGGTCTTGTGCTTTCGTCCCATGCGCGCGAGCGCCATACACTCCTTGCGGACCACGCGCTGCGCGGCATCCATGAAAACTTTACGCTGTGCGTAAAATAAATTTGTCGCCTCGGCCTTCGGTTCCTGTTTCGGCGCTGGCATATCCCCGAGCGGCTTCTGCGCCGCTGGTGTTTGCGGACCTTTCGCCGCCATATCGAGCGGTACCATCGCGCCTTGAATGTAGTGCTTGTCGCCCTCGTCGCCGATAGGGTTCATGTTTTCGAGTTCGCGAATCTCGTTGGGCGACATGATGCCCGCGTTCACCATCTCGCGGTAATACGCGCTGCGAGCGGCGGCATCGCCACGCATGAGGGCGTTGGCAACGTGCTCGGCAAAAAACGTCTCGCGCTCGTGCTCGAGCAAGAGCTTGCGCTGTACCTCGTTTTCCCAGCGCACGAACCAAGAGTGCAAACAATCCGTGACGTATTCGATGTTGAGCAATTCAACGTTGCCCCATGTCGCGCGGTCAAGGTGCTGGACTTTATGCGGCGGCACGCGGCCAAAGCGGCAGAGGTCCACTACGGACATGGCCTTACTCTCGGCGAACTGCGCTTCCTCGGGCGGCACGCCGACTTTGTTGAACTTCATGCCCTCTTCGAGGATGGCAATGCGGTGTGAGTTCTCCGCGCCTTGGTGCATCTGATTCCACGACTCGCGGAGATAATCCTTTGCCTCTTTTTTGATTGTCTTCGGATGCTCAAGCACGCCGCTGATAGTCGCGCCGTTGCCAAAGAATGCCGCGCTGAATTTCTGTAGGGCGATACCAAGGCCGATGGATTCCGCCGCGCACCGCAACAGGCTCCAACCAGTAACGCCGTCGCCGCCGATGCCGTGTAGGTGGAACATCTGCTCGGCTTCGAGCGTGCGCGTTTTGCCGTCCGGTTGGCGCACGTCGTAGTACGGTTCGCCCGTGCCGTGCACTTTCACGGTGACGTTGCGCGGGTGAATGAAATGCAGTTCGGAGACGCGGTCGTTGCTGTCCTTAACAATCTCGGAGAAGCCGCCGCCCCAGCCCAGCGCCGCCGCCGTCATCGCCTCGCGCCACGACATGCTACTCATGTACTTGTTGGGTCCGTACTTCAGGATGCCGTACAGCGGATGGTCCGGCGCGCGCTCCTTCCCGCGAGCCTGCCGCTTGTAGACAACGAACGGGAGCTTGGCTACGTCCTCGCTGATGCAACGAATGATGGCATAGTACGCTGATAGCGTGGTCGCGCTGTCCGGCGTCACCTGCTCGCCGCTGACCGTCTTACGCCCGCCGAATGCGCCAACCATCCAGTAGTTGGAATCGTTGAGGTAATCCGGTTGGCTCGTGTTGGTGGCGAAAATGAAGTCGAGGACGCTCACTTGGTTACCTCATTCAGACTCAGTACGCCGATTTTCACGCCGTGCTCCAGAATCATTACGCGGTTGTGCGGAAGCGCTTCACGCATCCAGTCCTTCAGCCTGTCCTGTTCTGCTTCCGTCGTGCACCCGTCAGTCAGAAGCACAACAATGTCCCCCGGCTTCACCGAGAGCACAGTCATTTCCTTCAGCCACTCCGGCTTAGCGTTCGCCTCGTCAAGCTCGCTCTGAAATTCGCGCTCGTTGAATTCCGCGTTGCTCATCGCTTCACACTCCACGCCTGCCGAAATTCAATCCACGAGTAAAACCCCGCAATAAGCAGGGCAGCGGGTACGCCGTAAAGCAAGTACGCGCCCGCGCTGAGTAAGGCGGGGGGAATCAAGACGATGCACGCGCGGATGTAGGGGGCGGGGTGGATCATAGGATGGTCAGCCCTCGGTGCTCGTAGATGCTGCCTTTCGCTGAGTCGGCCCGCGCCAACGCCATAACGAGCGCAACAATGCCGTCGATTTTCTTGACGGATGTTTTCTTCTTACCCGGCTTAATTGGACGGCGGTTTCCGTTCGCATCGCGGTAAACTTCGCAATGCCCGGCCATCCACGCCAAAACGGGGTTGCCGTTGTGGTGTAGCTTGTGTTCCGCGACCAACGCTTCGAAGTCTTCGGTGGGTTTCGCGAATGAAAGAATCTGCTGCTTGAATTCAATGCGCTCGATGCCAAGCCCGGCCTCTATCGTTTCGCCCTTGTTATTCATCACGCCTTCGCTGATTGCCGCCGTGGTTTCCTCGGCGTAAGTCGCGTCGAAAACCAGTTCTTGAATCTGAAACTTCTCCGCCCACTCGCGAATGTCGGCGCGAACGAAACCAAAATCCATGGAAGCGCCGGGTGTAATCGTGAGCCAGCCCGCCTTCTCCCAATCGAGGAACGGAGCGAGGTGCTTATTCTCGTGCGCGTAGGCGTGCGGTAGCCACAGCTTGCACAGCACTTGATACGTGCCGTCATCGTTAGGGAACACCAAGCCCAGCGCCGTCATGTCCTCTACACGCGAGAGGTCCAGCCCGGCTACGCACGTGCGCCCGCGCAAGTCTTCCTCGGTGAAGTCGCGGCGGCACTGCTCCCAATCCGAAGACTTAAGCCACGGATTCGTTGCGCGCTGCCAAATGTTGAGCCGGTACATTTTGAAATCGGCCATGTCGCCGATGGACTTCTTTGCGGCGTTGTAGCTGGCGACAAATTCGCTTTCGCGAATCAAGCGGCCCCATGACGGATTCGCAGCCTTTCCGTACTCGACAAGCTTTGCGTCAAGCTCGGAGTCGGTGAGGTCCGGCGGTGCGCCATAGTGCATATAGAACAGGTCTTCTTCGCAAATCTCGCCCTTCGCAACCATCGCGCCTTGATCGCACTGCGTCTTACCGTAGCCATCGGGGTTGTTGCCAGCCGTGGAGACTTCAATGTGCATCGGCTCGGCGCGCGATATGCCCGCGTACTTAAGAACCTTCATCAACCGGGAATCAACGACGTGCGTCTCGTCAACGAGGATAGACCCGTTTAAGCCCTCTTGACCTTCGATGTTGTCGCCGTGAATGATGTCATAGAACGAGCGCGTAGGCTCGTGCGTGATGCGCCCCGTCGTTTTGTTGATGCGACATTCAGCCATCAACTCCGGCGAGCGGCGCACCATCTCCACGGCGTGAGTGTGAGAAATAGCCGCCTGCTTACCATCGCGCGCCGTTGAGAAAACTTTCTGCCCCTGCTCGCCATCTCCGGCGAACAGGTACAGCCCCCAAGCCGCCAACGTCGGCGACTTCGCATTCTTTTTCGGGATGAAGATGGATGCACGACGGAACCGGCGAAGCTCGCGCCCGCGTTCCTCGGAGTACTTTACCCAGCCAAAGAGGCGCATCGTGGCTTCAAACTGCCAGTCCTTGAGCATCATCCGCTGCCCGGCGCACTCGCCCTCGTACAGATAGCAAAAATCCTGAATCCAATTCACCGCATGCTCGGCACGCCCAACATCGAAACGACAGCCGGAAGCCGCCGCCAGTTCGTCTGACGGGTTGCGAATCCAGTCTTTTGTCGTTGCGTCGATGCCCACTTACCCAGCCTTTCGCGCCCGAGAACCCACCGCACTTGGCTTATCTTCCTTGGGAATCTGCAACCTCATGCGCGCCACCGGGGTTAAACCGAACTGCGCCGCCATCGCCTCGAACCGCCGCCAGCATTCCGACGCCGATGCAACCATGCGGTGCACGCGTTCGTCCTCGGCATCCAGCTTGTCCAGCGCCCGGCTAAGCTTGCGGTAACGCCCGTACCACTCACAGACTCCGCGCAATGCCGCCGTATCAATCCGGTACGCCACATTCTTGCGGCCCAAGTCGATAATGAGTTGGTCCCACAGCCACGCGGCATCCTCGCCAAAATCCGTGGGCCGCTCCGGTGCGCCGTCAGGGCGTAGGTGCGTCACCTTTTCGCCGTGCCTATCCGCGCGGTACGTGCCGTCTAACTCGTGGTCCTCTAAAGGCTTTTGCGGTCTACCGCCGGGCATGTTTTAAAAGTTCCGAGTTTTGACAAAAAATGTGCGCGACTTGTAGCGGTCTACGGGATGCAACGAAAAAAGTTTCGCAACCTCCCCTCC